ATTACAGATGCTCCCTGCCAATACAGCAGGACGGTAAATGCAACGCCTTGCAGCACTACGCAGCCCTTGGAAGAGACGAAATAGCAGCCAAAGCAACCAGTGTCACGCCATCGGATCAGCCGTCGGATGTCTACTCAATCGTGCTTGAGCGTGTTCAGGAAGTCATGGCCAAAGACAACGAGAAGGGGCACCCCATGGCTGGGCTACTGATCGGCAGGGTCGAACGCAAGACAGTTAAACGTCCGATCATGACCAAGACCTACGGGGTCACAGCAATCGGAGCACGCAGGCAGGTCGAGGAAATCCTGATGGGCACTGACATAGACAAGAAGAAGATTTGGGAGGCATCTAAGTACCTATCAGAACTGACACTTAACTGCATGGATGATGTATGTGCCAAAGCAAGCGAAATCATGGAGTGGTTACAAAGCATCACCAAGATCGTAGTCGCCCAGAAAGAGATGATGTATTGGATGTCGCCCCTTGGCTTCCCTGTCTATCAGGACTATTACAAACCAAACAAACTGAAGGTACGTATGTGCTTGCAGGAAGTATGGATACAGAACAGGCCGGAAAGAGCTGCCCCAAAGCCGAGACCGATTAAGAACAAGAATGCTTGTGCACCCAACTTCATTCACTCCATTGACGCCTGCCACCTGATGATGGTGGCACTCAGATGCGAACAGGAGAAGATAGCTTTCTCCACGGTACACGATTCTTTCTGGACACACGCCTGCGATGTAGACCTGCTACGCGACCTGACCAGACAAGAGTTTCTAGCGTTGCATGAGCAGCCGATACTTGAAAACTTCGTCGAGCAATTTAGAGAAAAATACCCTAACATTAAGTTTCCAGACCCACCGAAACCTGAAGGACTTGCTCTTATCAAATGCCTTGAAAGCAGGTATCTCTTTTCTTAAGATGACAAATGAAGGTAAAACCTAAGCATTACGGGTACGTATTTCTTGCTAGACCAGTAGGTTGGCGTGCAAATTGGTATCCAGAATTGTTCACAGAGATACTTGTTAGGGTACTTGGCGGATCAAAAATAACACACTGTTGCTTTGGCTGCGATGACATCGTGCTCAACATATCTTTCAAAGGGACAAAGTTTCACGCAGTCGATGACTTCATTGACATCTACCCAAATCTTTACTCTATCTACAGGATAGAGATGGATGGACTACCAAGGCTTAATAGATTTGAAGACGGCGTAGGTGTTGAGGGTAAAATGTGGCCGACCATGAGACGATGGCTATTGATGGGACGATGTGCACCATTAAGAAGCGACTGCTTGGGTAGCGTCGTGCACTGCCTGCGTGCTGGAGGATTCAAGATAGACAAGACAACACACACAATGCGCAAGCTAATAAAGACACTTGAGAGGAGTCCAGATGTCACCGCTATCCATAGACGACGACGAAGCAGCACAGAATTCCGTGTGGCCACGCACATCTTCTGCCTTACTTGAAAAACTCGAAAACCTACCAGCACTCAAACATCAACCAACTGTGGCCGATCTAGTCAGCGATGAAAAGCGATACGAGCTTGCCCGCATACTCGGCATGCAAGAGATTGTTGCAACCATGAGACGCTGGCAAGGGAAAGCCGCGAAAGGAGAATAACATGGGCGGTGGAAGCACACCTGAGATGCCTAAAATTAAAGAGAGGCCAATACGAAAAGAGATTGACATAGACGAAAGTCGTCTTGCAAAAGACGCTGCCCTTATCGCACAAAGAAGAAGGTCAAGGCGTTCGATGCGTAGGGACCGGCCCACCATAGGGGACGACTCTGGAACCAATGTCCAAGGGACGCAAATTGCCTAATCTAAAGGCTGAGTATGATGCCATGTTCGCAGCCAAGTCAGAGGTACTCGAACGTGCAAGAGAGCACGCAGCCCTGACAGTACCATCAGTAGTGATTAATATTGGATCAACAATAAACGATCCAATGCTTCAGTCCTATCAGAACATCGGATCAGATGGCGTGTCTAATTTAAGAAGCCATCTGCTTACCGCATTGTTCCCGCCTATCCCTTGGTTTAGGTTTGTGCCGTCAGCAAAAGTAAGAACCAATGTTCTTATTGACGATGAAATGTTTGCCATGTTTGAAAACTGGCTATACGCAAGAGAACTTCTTGTTGCATCTCAGGTGGATGCACACAACCACAGAGTTAAACAGGCGGTCGCAATAGGCCATCAACTCATAGTCGGCGACAGTCTGGTCAGGTTAATGAAAGACTACCGCCTGAAAAACTATCCGGTAGAAAACTGGGCACAGAAAAAAGATTCGTCCGGCGATGTCATTAAGATTATGACAGTCGAAGACCTCGCTCCTGAAATGATGACCCAAGAGGAAATGGCAAGAGCAAGAATAACAGACGAAAACATTGCATCCGCCACAACAGTAGACGTAACCAAGCCCAAGCCAAAAGAGTTCAAGTTATACACGCGAGTCATCAAGTCTCTGGAAGGCGGTGTCAATATTGTTCAGGAACTTAATGGCACAGTCATTACTGAATCACACGAGAAGGTGTCATCCTTCTTCCCTGTTGGCTTTGAAGAGATACCCGGCCAAGACTACTCGCGTAGTTTTGTTGAGATGAAGATGGGCGACCTTCGCAGCCTTAACGGATTGTCCAAAGCCATACTCGACGGCAGCGTTGCTGCGGCCAAACTTCTTGTTGTCATCGACGAGACGAAGGGCATGTACCGCAACGACATTGTTCAGGAGAATGGCGCAATCGTCGAGGGCCGTGTAACAAACGGAGTTCCAGACGGCATTGGATTCCTTCAGACAAACAAGATGGGCGACTTCCAAGTCGCATCAGCAACAGCAATGAACATCGAGAAGCGTCTTGCTAAGTCGATGCTCATAGAGTCTTCGATGCAGCCGACGGGCGAACGTGTAACGGCAACCCAAATCATGCGTATAGCAAGAGAATTGCAAAGCGTACTCGGCGGAATCTTTGCGCCACTGGCCCGCGACATGCAGGAGCCTTACCTCAAACGCCTCGTGCATCAGATGGAAGTTGACCTGATGATTCCATCTCTTCCCCCAGAACTTGAAGAAGACACGATTCAGATCAACTTGCTCACTGGCATGGAAGCGTTGAGCAGGCAGACCGATCTAGAAAGCCTTATCAACGCAGTACAAACACTATCGCAAATACCCGGTGCACTTGATCGTATCAAACCCGGCGTACTTACAGACAGAATCCTTCAGGGATTCTCACTAGACCCGGAAGGTCTTCGCATGGACGAAGAAGAATTCCTGCAACAGCAGGCAGCGCAGCAGCAGGCAGCTATGGAACAGCAGGCAGGCCAACAGGCCATACAGTCGGCTGGCAAAATAGCAGAGCAGCAGGTTGCTGCCGCCTCGCAGCAAGAGCAACAACCAGCAGCATAGGAGTATTAAAATGGCAGAAGACGGCGTACCCAATCCAGCAGAAGGCGGTAAGGGACAAGAACCCAACAGTCCACCGGAACCAGCACTCGTAGCAGGAACACCTGAGTACAGTGCAAGAATGCAAGCTATCGGAAAAGGCGAGCCTGACCCTTATGGTCAGGTTGATGCACTAGGTCTTGAAGGCAACGTCGAAGAAAGACCCGGCTGGCTTCAAGAGAAGTTCTGGGACGGTGAAAACAAAAAAGTCATGACCGAAGAACTCGCTAAAAGCTATGGTCAACTCGAAGGCAAATTGGGCGGCGGCGAATCCAAACCCGGTGATGAGGGAAGCGGCGACGCTACGCCGCCCACGCCTCCGACCATGGACAAGCCTATGTTCTCCGATGAAGATGGAGTATCTGAGATTGCAACCAAGGCTGGTCTTGATCCCATGCAACTTGGGAAAGACTTCGTTGAAAGCGGTAGTCTAAGTGACGATCAATTCGCAGCACTTGGAAAGGTTCTGCCCGGCGTACCTAAGAACATCATGAATGATTTCATGCAAACTCAGGTAGACAAGGCACAGGCTGCCACAAACGCGATAAATGATATGTCCCAAAATAAAGCCGGTGGACAAGATCAGCTTGATAATCTGCTCGAATGGGGACTCAAGAGCCTAGCCAAAGACGACATCACTTGGTACAACAAAGCCGTGACAGGCACAGACCCCGGAGAAGCTGAGCGTGCTGTTGATTGGCTTGTCGCCAAGCACAAAACAGCCATTGGTGCAGGCGATGCACAGGCTCTGGTGGAAGGCACCGGGCCGGGACAGTCGGCAACCCCGACATTCGGTAATGAAGCAGAGCTTTCCTCTGCGATGATGGACCAAAGATACGATCCAGTCCTGCCAAATGGCATTCCAAATCCGAACTACGATCCCGCCTATCGCCGTGCCATACTTCGGAAAATGCAGAAATCGTTTGCTGCAGATACGATGTCACACGCGATCAATTAACTTACGTTACAGGTCTCACGACCACGCGGAGTTCTGTCGGTGAAAACCGACAGGACTCTTTTGGTTTGCAGCGGAAACGCCGTCCACTTGGACGCACGCCCAAGTACGCCAGTTGGAGACACGACAGAAAAGGCCCACTCTAAAAGGGATAACCGCACGCGGCCCCTGTAAAAGTGGATAACCCGGACGTTGCTGTTGAAGCAAAACCGTTCGGTAGTAATTCCTTTTCACCCCCATGGAGATAATTTCAAATGGCAAATGTATCACCAAACACCTTTCTACAAGACCTTGGTGCTGGTGACGTTCGTGCTCTAGCTCTGGTTGAATATTCTGGCATGGTGTTGCGGGCTTTCCCGCAGCAAACTGCCTTCCTTCAGAATGGTCTGCGTAAGCAGATTGCGTCTGGTAAATCTCACCAATTCCCCGCGACTTGGAAGATGACCACAGACGAACATACTGCGGGTACAGAATTGTCTGGTAATCCAGAACCAATCAGTGAAGAACGCACCGTCCCCGTTGACACCAAGCAATTGGTCTCGCATAACTACTTAGATGAAGTGACTTCATTCATCACGCATTTCGATGAACGATCAGCTTCTGCCTTTGAAGCTTCGCAGACTATTGCAGAAACACTCGACACACGTATTGCACGCCAGCTTATCATCGGTTCACGCATTGCCGCTCGCGGCCCTGCCAGTGAATTCCCTGAAGGCGTGCAAGTTACTCGTACAGGAGCGACAGAAGCCGCTGCATATCCCATCAGCGTCACAGGCTCCTACGCCTTCCAAGACGACCTTGCTGCGGTAGCTCAGGTCTTCGATGAGACCAACGTACCCAAGGGCAATCGCGTCGCTTACATTCGTCCACGAATGAAGAGAGTGCTGCTTAAGGATAAGACAATTGTCTCACGAGACTTCGTTGACCCCAGCACAAACCAACTCCTGCAACGTATTATTACGCAAGTCGAAGGCTTCCGTATAGTTGATACGAATCAGGTTCCCTCCACAAACATCACCACTGGCGAAGCGGCCTACCAAGGCGACTTCTCCAAGGTGGTTGCATGTTGCTCTGGACACCCGACCTCAACAGGTACGGTCATGTTCGGCGGCATTCGTCCCATCGCTCCTACTTGGATCGATGACAAACTATCGTGGCTCATTGGCGCCCGATTGCTCCAAGGAACTAAATGGCTGCGTCCCGAGGCGTGTGCTGAAATCACCTTTGTCGGCTAAGCCGTAAGAAAGAAAAAGTTATGAGTCTATCAACATCTCGAACTTACGGTAAAACCGGCCAAAAAACGCTGTATGACACTGGCCGCGAAGCCACAACATACGGCATTGGTGCCGTCAATGGCTCTACCGTATCCGCTGTCGAATATGGCAGCGACTCGCTTCACCAAACAGTTATCACCCTGACAGCTACACCAATCGCAATGATTGATGCAACTGTTCAGGGCGGTGGCATTAAAATCTACGACTTCCCCGAAGGGCGTATTGGCATCCTCGGATGCGTTGCCTCTATCGCACCCACGACCACCTCAGTAATTGCTGACACAATTAACTCCGGTGTAGCTGGCGTGTGGTCAATCGGTTCAGCCGTTGCCGCAGCTAACGCTGCACTCACAAGTACCGAAGCAGACATGCTGCCATCGACTGCGTGGACATCGTCCACGACAATCAACGTAGCAGCCGCAACGGTTACAGGTGCACTTGCTGCCTCTTCTGCACAAATCGATGGCACTTCAACTGCTGTCGATATGTACCTAAACGCCTGCGTAACAGGCGGAACGGACATTGATGCAGACGGTACAGTTACTTGGACGGGAACTATCACGATTACTTGGATTCACTACGGCGACGTATAAATCCTACAAAATACTCCTCGCTGGAGTGGGTAGGACTGGGTCAAACCAGTCCTGCCCTTTTTTTTATTCGGAGATAGAATATGGCAAATACGCAAACGCTGGCGTTAATTAATGACCCCGGCATGACGCCAAGACCAACTCCGGTATCGATGAACACCGATTGGTTCCCTATGATCGATGCCACCGCGATGGATGATGTAACTTCAGACCTACAGAATGTCGAGGCAGAAACATCTTCACTCATCCATGAAATAGACATTCGCAGCATGGGCGGATTCGTTGCACTCTCGTGCGGGTACAGCAGAGCCGCTACATCGGTAACAACAAATGCCATCGTCATACTGTTCGGGAAAGACATAAACGAACAGTGGATGCGTCTGCAACTTGCAGATGGCAACTACGACTGCACGCTCACAATTGCAGATACTACCGATGCTGACGACGGCGCTGTATTCCAGTGGACCAGCGTTGACATCAAAACTGGCACGACCGTTTACGACTGTGCCGGATGTATTGCAATTAAAGCACTTGTCAAAACGGTACTCGCAACCAACGGCGATGACACCATCGGCGTACTAAGAGGAAAGATGCTGAATTAAACCATGGCAACAATCTACCAAGACCCCACCAGCACCGTATCAAGCTCTTGGACAGCGGGTGGTTTTGCTGATATAGACGAAGGGACACGACAACCAGATGCTCCTGCTGATGACAAAATTAGATTCGCTGGACCGGGGGGATTTACTGCAGTCTTTGGTATGTCAGACCCAACAGCCACAGAGGTTACATCCGTTAAAATATGGGTATACACAACCAGCTACTCTGGCGGTGCCGACGCAAGGATACGAATCAAGATTGATGGAACGTGGTCCCAACAACGCACCCTGTCAGATACTAGCACAGGCTGGCATTCAGAAGAGTTTACCAGTTCTGATTCGCTGGTTGGCAGCAAGTTTGAATTAACCCAAGCCTATGCCGACAGCATCCAAGTTGAGATATATGGCAGTGGCGGCCCCGGCTCCGGTGGTCATGTCTACGCAATGTATAACGAGATGACAGGTACGTCAGCTCTACCATTGCCTAATATGGCGGTATTGGGAAGAGACCCGGCAACTGGCAATTACAATTCAATCACCGACGGCGATTCTACACCAGCCACGACGGACGGCACTGATTTTGGCACCATGGGAGTTGGAGCAGGTGCACTAACCATATATCAGACAAATAATGATGGCGGTGCAGAACTTACGCTGACCGACAAGATGTTAATTATAAATGGAAACATTGCAGACATTGTTGTATACAATCGATTTGGTGGAAGCAAAACAATGGCTGCCGGAAATTCTGGCGTCGCCTACTTAATGATCAGGACAAGCGTACCGGGTACTTATACAGGCACAGCCTCTATATTCTCTGACGACGCATCTTCGCCATTCACCTTCGATATTAAAGCTATTTATAGTGCAGGTGACATCTCTGAACTTACAGCAGTCGATCCATACGGGTTCATCATAACCGATGGAACAACAGGCCCGGTAGCAGCCAATGGCACCGACCTACTCAGTGTAGAAACCACAGGCGGAACCAGAACGGTTACATTTACCTTACGAAACGAAGGCGATGCTACAGTTAATCTGACCGGAACTCCGGTCGTTGACCTGACCACTGGTACGCAATTCAGCGTCACGGTACAACCCACCGACACCGCACTCGCACCCGGAGAAGAAACCACATTTACCGTAGAGGCTGACCCGACTACAGATGGTGCAAAGACTGACACTATCAGTATTGACCACGACGGCACTGGCTCTCCATACACCTTTGAAGTCGGCGTCACTGGTACGGCTACTGCACCAGAAATAAACGTCAAGGGCAACTCACAAGACATCGTAAGCGGCGACACCACGCCTGCAACGGCTGATGACACAGACTTCGGTGCAATAACCATCGGGTCATCTGACACTCACACCTTTACGATTGAAAACACAGGGTCAGGAAACCTTGTTCTTGACGACATCCCGACCATACGACATGACGACCTTAGCGAAACCAACTTTATAGTTGACGCTGATCCAACAGACTCTCCTGTCGCATCGTCAGGCAGTATTACATTTACAGTAACCTTCACACCAACGAGAGCCGGTACGCAAAC